GCCGATGCCTACACCGCAGCGGCCGACAAATACGCGGCCATGGGTCAGCCTTACCGCGACAAACTGGCGGCTCTCTATGCAGATCCGTCGTCGTTCCTGACCTCGCCTGGCGTCAAGGCGTCTGTCGATCAAGGCACCAACTCGCTGATGCGTTCGCTCTCAATGCAGGGTAACCCGTTCGGGTCCGGCAACGCCCTGCAGCAGGGCCAGAACTACGCCACGAACAATCTGTGGGGCCAGCTCGACACTGAGAAGAAGAACCTTGCCAACTTCGGCGGCCTGTCGTCGTTCAATTCGGCTGCTCCGCAGGCAGAGAATTCGGCCATCGGGTCCAGCTCGAACATGTGGAATGCCCTCGGGTCCGGCGCCAACAACATCTTCAATCCGCCGCAGACTGCCGCGCAGCAGATGACCGCGCTGATGCAGGCGATGAATCCTAACAAGGTAAGCGGAGGCTATTGACCATGGCGCTAACTGATGTCCCGTTCCTCGGTGGATACCTGCAGCAGGATCAGATCAATCGGCAGAATGAAGCTGGTGGCCTAAACAAGCTCGCGCAGCTGATGGGGTTGCAGAAAGAGGCGCTGCAGAATTCCGTCCTTGTCGATTCTATTGAGCGCGACAAGGCTATTCGTGACGAGATTGCAAAGCGTCGTGCTGCGGGTGCATCGGGGCAGTCTGGCGCCTCGATATTCTCTGGCGGTGGTAGCTCGCCTGGTAGTTCTGCTCGGGCGCTGGCTCAGCAGCATTTCGACATCGCCGACATCTACGAGGCCAACGGGAAAACCGACCAAGCCATGAAGATGCGCGATACTGGAATCAAGCTGATGCCGGAACTCAAGGAAGTAACGACAGAAATGCGCAATGGTCAGCCTGTGCGCGTCATGACCTACAAGGACGGCACGCAGGAAGTGTCTCAGTTCGGTGCCAAGCCCGATGTTCATTGGGCGGATACAGGCGGCGATATTCGGCCGATGGACAACCTGACCGGACTTCCGTTGCAAGGTGCAACGCCAATCACCAAGACTCAGACGCCCGACAGCGTAGCCAGTAACAACACCACCATCCGCGGCCAGAACATGACCGACGCGCGGGCGAGAGAATCGCTTGCGCAGTCTGAGCGCCACTTCAACAATCCGAAGCCGGTATTCAATGCGGATGCGGGGGGCTTCGTGTTTGCGCCGACCAAGGAAAATCCGACCGGATCGGTTACTCAGATTCCAGGACTTCCTGGCAAGCCGCTGACCGAAACGCAGGGAAATGCAACAGCATTCGCGCTGCGCGCCGGGCAGGCATTGAAGGACTTGGATTCGATCAAGGACGCGGACGGAAAACCGTTCGCACCAAAGGCGTCCGAATTCGCCGCAGGAAGTACGCCGGTTGCCGGAAACTATCTGGTGTCGCCGAAGATGCAGCAGTTCATGAATGCCGAGAAGAACTACATCGCCGCGGTGCTTCGCAAGGAGTCTGGCGCGGCAATCAGCAAGAGCGAATATGACACCTATGGTCCGATGTTCTTCCCGCGGCCGGGCGATTCTGAAGAGGTAAAGGCTCAGAAGGCAGAAATGCGTCGATTGACCGAAGAAACCTTGAAGATCCAAGCTGGTCCGTCCTACGAGCAGAACGCAAAGAAGGCCGGCGTGACTTCGCAGCCTGGCGGATTGCCAAAGGTTACGTCTGATGCAGATTACGACAAACTCCCATCTGGAACGCAGTTCGTCGCACCAGATGGCACGACAAGAAGGAAGCCATAATGGGATGGCAAACTGCTCCTGTAGTTGATGCCAAGGCTGGATTTGGTGGCGACAAAACAAAAGCGTGGCGATCAGCGCCTATTGCAGCCGATGACCCGACGAAAGATATGTCGACTTTCGAACTGCTCGCCGCTGGTGCTGGCAAACGTGCTGAAGACGTTGGCACGCTTGGGCTAAGGACGCCGGAACCTGCGGACGAAGCTCTGATGCGGCGTGGCGCTGCTCAAGTCGGCGCCGGCATCACCGATCTATCGACGATGGTTGGTGGCGGCCGAATGCTTGCTGGCTTTTCACAACTTGCCGCCAAATACCCTCTGCTTGCTCGCGCGCTTCGATATACCGGCGAAGGTCTATCAAAGCCACAATCCATTCCGCAGGCAGCGAGTGTTGGTGGCGTTTATGGCGCAGCGACAACGCCAGGTGATGCGAGTGATCGTGCTGCTGGTGCGCTGTTCTCAGGTGGCGGAAATTCTGTCATTCCGCTGCTAAGCGGTGTTGCCAGGGTTGGCAAAGCGGCCTTGGTTGATCCATTCACCGACGCTGGCCAACGACGCCTTGCTGAAGAAACAATCCGGCGCTTTGCTACTGACCCCGCGGCAGCAACGTCAGCCATTGATTCGTTCGTTCCATCCGTGGCCGGCGTTGCACCAACGACAGCCGAAGTCACACTTGACCCTGGCTTGGCGATATTGCAGCGTGCGGCACAGAACGCCGAACCAAAGACGGCCGGCGCACTGGCTACGCGGCAGGGCGCAAACAAAGCAGCCATAAAGACAGCCGTTGGAAATATCGCCGGCAGCGACGCAGAGAAGCAGGCGGCTATTGATGCCAGAGAAGCAGCTGTGCAGGCGAACTATGCCAAGGCGAAGCAGGCCGTCGTTGATGGCGATGCAACGCTCGATGATCTTCTGGCACGGCCAATCATTCAGGATGGCATGCGTGCGGCGACCAACAATGCGGCGAATCGTGGTGCTCCGTTCCAGCTCACTCGCTCAATTTTTAATCCAGTGACTGGAACAATCGATAAGAACCCTGCTTATCTCGGTTCTGGCCTTCACGATCTGAAGATGGGCATTGACTCGGCGCTAATTGCTGATCCAACAACTGGCGCAGCGCGAAGTGCTTCGGCCGCAGAGAAGGATGCGAAGTCTGCGTTCTTGAATTGGCTTGAATCGAAGATTCCGGAATATGGGATTGCCCGCTCTGAATTCGAGGCACTTAGCAAGCCCATCGATCAGCAGAAGATCGGCCAGCACCTCTATGACAAACTGATCCCGGCGCTTGAGGACTTCGGCATTGCGATGCCTGGCTCAAGGCCGAGCATGTTCGCCAATGCGGTGCGCGGCGATGCGGATACCGTCAAATCAGTGACCGGATTCCGCAAGCCTATGGGTGCCGTGATGACGCCAGACCAGATGGCGACGATCAATGGCGTCGGCGACCAGATGGCCCGCACAGCAGCTGCAGCACAGCTTGGCATGGCGCCCGGTTCGCCAACTGCTCAGAATATCGCCAGCAATAACATCCTGCGGCAAATTCTAGGTCCGCTCGGTCTTCCTGAATCGTTCGGTGAAAATGCTCTGCTGCAGACGCTCATGAAAGTTCCGAACATGCTTTATCGGGGCGTGTCAGAACCTGCGGTGCAAAGCAAGCTGGCTGAAATGGTTCTGAATCCAACGGATGCGCGGGCAGCTCTCAATCCGCCAGCGACGAATGCATTCATGAAGCTGTTAAGCCAGGACGTTCCTTATCTATCGCCCGTCACGGCTGTAGGGGTTTCTAACGGGCGTTCCGTCCGTTGAGATAAGCAGGAACCGTTTGACCTTCCCTTCAGGCATCCACTTCATCACGGCGAGTCTGGCCGGAAGACAGATAAGCCCGAAAAGAATCAAGGCATAGAACGGCTTTATCAGCGTTGCGAAGAATAGTTCCATAGCCGTAAAGCATAGCCCTTCTGCAGAAACATTCAAGGCCACCCGATGCGGTGGCTTTTTTTATTGGAGCAACCTAAATGAGTTCTACGACGTTCATAAATGGGACCACGCTCAGCGACGCCGATTGGTTTAACGATTTGAATCGGCTTCACTATACGATCTTTAGTGACCCCGCCGACATGGCCGCCGTGCGCACTGCCATCACGGCAGGGAATCCGTCGTGGAATATCGGCACCGGCACGCTGACGGCGGGGGCGGGGAACTTTACTGCTACATCTGCTGTTGCAGGCGCATTCACTCGCGCTACTTCTGGTGGTGATGTTTTAACATGGACTGGTTCTGCCGGAAGTGCGAAGGTTGGCTATCTCTATTCAGATGCAAGCGTTATAAGTATTGGTGGCGCAGGAAATGGTGGTTCCGGTCTTGGGAATCTTTCTTTTTCTGCAAGTGCGTTGACACTATATTCACCGGATCAGTCAAAAACTGCGGCGTTAAGTAACACCGGACTCGCGGTAAGTGGGACGCTGAGTGCGACGGGGAGTGTTGGAGTTGGTACAGCGTCCCTTGTCGCCAATCATCAACTCACAGTCAAAGCGTTAGCGGCAAATTACGCTCAAATTGCTCTTGTTGGTGGCGACACAAGTACGCAATGGGAATTATCTGCGTTCAATGACGGCAGTAAGTTTTTCATCGGCTATAACAACTCCGCTTTAGCCACCCTCGACGCCTCTGGAAATTTAGGCTTGGGTGTCAGCCCGAGTGCTTGGGCTACGCTTAAAGGTATTGAAATAGGCGCACTAGGGTCTAGTATTTCCGGCAATAACGCTGGGCTGTATCTGTCTGAAATGGTTTATTACAACGCTGGATGGAAATACGCGCAAAGCGGCTTCGCTGCTGGACAGTATGCAATTACAAACGGATCGCATAACTGGTACACCGCCGCCTCCGGCACCGCAGGTAACGCCATCACTTGGACAACGGCGATGACGTTGGACAGTAATGCAAACCTTACCGTTGGTAAAGGAGGCACAGGGAATTCGTTTGACCAAATAACTATTAGCGGATCGAATGCTACTGGTTACGGGCCGGGATTGAACTTCAACGGCAACGGAAGTGCGGTTGCTTATGTTGGTGACTATGCTGCCATCGTCGGAGGGGCAACGCATCAGCTATTGTGCCGCAACACTTCTGGCGGGGTATATCTTAGTGGTGGTGGTGCAACCTCTTGGACTGCCGTTTCTGATGAGCGATTCAAGGAAAACTTTGAGCCGATCACAAATGCAGTCGATAAGGTGATGACGCTCCGCACGGTGGTCGGCAACTACATCGAGTCATTCGACCCTAGCAAGACACGCAAACCATTCCTTATCGCACAAGATGTTCTTGCCGTGCTTCCCGAAGCCGTGTCGACAGAGAACCCCGATCAGCTTGGTCTGTCGATGACCGACACGATCCCGCTGCTTGCTGCCGCAATCAAGGAACAGCAAGCACTCATCCAATCCCTCACCGCCCGCGTCCAACAACTGGAGGCTCATCCGTGATCCTCCTTGCCCTCACCGCCCTACTGTGCCTCACCCAGTTACTTGACTGGTACAGCACCCGCACCATCATCGCCAAAGGCGGCTACGAGCAGAACAAGATCATGGCATTCCTGTTCGACAACTTCGGCATTGACTGCGTCCTCGCCATCAAGACGGTTGCTGTCACCGGACTGGGATTCTTCATCGGCTCTGAGTCGCTGCCGGTGTTGGTCATCCTGATCGGCTTCTACGGGATCATCCTCATGCACAATTGGAGATCAATGCCGTGAGCGAATGGGACGGCGAGGAACGACGGGTAAAAGCGCATCTAGGCCAATTCACAGAATTGCTTAATAACCATATCGCTGACGAAATGGAACGCTACGACGATATCATCGACAAGCAGGATCAGCTTGAAAACAAGCTCGTTCATATCGAGAACCGGATGGAAGCGCAGTATCAGGAAATGAGCGCACGGTTCGCCAACATGAGCACATCCATTAATGCGTTCATCGAAGGCAATGGCGACTTCATCCGTGCCATGAAGAGAGCCTTCCCGCGCGACGATACCGGCGAGCCTGATTATGACGGCCACAGGACAGCCCATTTAAGCTGGATTCAGGACAGCAAGGATGGCAAGGAACTCAAGGCTTACATCCAGAAGGTCGTGCTGGCCGCGGGTGCCATTGCGGTGGTGAGCTGGCTATGGGCCGTCGTATGGCCTGCGTTCTTGCATGGGCCACGCTGATGTGGACGTACATCCAGCAAACGGGCGAGCTGATCGACCCGTCGGCCACCATCATTGCCAAAGGCTACGCAGGCGGGAACTGCGGCAAAGATCCGGTGGGCGTGAATAACCCCGATATGGCCCATGTGAAGTGCGTCGGGCCGCTGCCAACCGGCATCTACACGTTCGGCGAGCCTGTTCTGCAGTCACATTTAGGCCCGTTCGCCATTCCGCTGATTCCCGATCCTGCCAACAACATGCACGGTCGGTCGGGCTTTTTCATGCACGGCGACACCAATCCATCGGGCAAGGCAAGCGAGGGCTGCGTGATTATGCCAAGAGCGATTCGTGAGCTTGTGGCGCATAGCACTGCGCACCAGCTGCGGGTGGTGCGGGATAGGGAGGATATTTAGCATGGCATGGACTGATGCTCTACCCGCCATAGGTTCGTTCCTTAGCGGCCCTGCTGGCGGCCTTGTAGGCTCAGGAATCGAGTGGCTTGCTGAGAAGTTCGGCGCCAGCGACAAGACGGTGGAAGGGATCAAGCAAACCCTCGCCGGCATGAATCCTGACCAGCTGCTCGAAGCCAAGAAGATCGACATCGAATTTCAGAAGTTCTGCCTGGACAACAGCATCAAGCTGCAGCTCGCGCAGATTGGCGTGAATGATAACGAGGCCAAATCGGCCAGCCTGTTCGTTGCCGGCTGGCGGCCGTTCTGCGGATGGGTTGGCGGCGTTTCTCTGGCTTATGTTGGCGTAATCGAGCCGATCATCCGGTTTGTCGCCACGGTTGGTTTTCACTATGCCGGCGCCTATCCGGTAATCGACACCAATCTCACCTTCCAGGTTCTGTTCGGGATGCTCGGGATCGGCGCCATGCGTTCATTCGACAAGAAGAATGGCACGGCATCGTGACCCTCATCCGCCACGCCATCCTCTGCCTGCGGCTGCGGGTGGATGCGCCGTTTCCGTCGCAACTTGGGTGTCTAAAAACGCAAACCACCTCTAGGCGGCACAAGGGTTTGCGGGTAATCAAATAGCATAGTTCCTTAGACAATCCGCCATAACTTTCCTTGTGGTGGCAGAAAGTTAGTTATCTTTCCGTAGATACCAACAACACGTCTTGCGCCCTAGTCGTACCAAGGCTTACAGGCCGTTTTTGTCTAAGGTGTCTAAGTTTTCTTCCTGACTGCCTCGACAATCGGCACATCCGGATCGCGGATATAGCGATTGTGTGAGCTGTCAGATTTGTGGCCGAGCAGCGCCTTGCTGTCCTGGCCCTGCTTCCTGGCGTCGGTTCCCGCCTTCGCCCTCAGGTCGTGGATTCTGCAATCCACCAGGCCAGCCTTTAATCTCGCGTTGTTCCAGAAGTCATGAACCGTCCTGTAGGCCAGCTGATTGCCTTGGCGCGTTCTGAATAGCGAGAATCCCTTCACCGAAGCATGAATCTGCTTCGCATCCGCCACGGCCTTCCTCAGTTCCGGCGACCATCCGACAATCAGCTCGGTGCCGGTCTTGCTCTGCCGGAAATAAATCCCATCCTCTCGCAAGTCTTTTAGCTTGATCGCCAGAACATCGCCGATGCGCTGGCCGGTCAGGTAGGCAACATCCATGATGGCTTTCATGGATTCGTTGGCCTGTTCCCTGATGGCGTTGAATTCCTCGGTGGTGATGTACCTGTCGCGCTTCTTTTCTTTCAAGTTGGTCACGTCCCGCACCGGATTGGCGACGATCAATCCTTCCTCGATGGCGAGATTGAAGGCACCCTTCAGGACGTATAGGAACCTATTCGCCCAGGCCGGCTTTGCCTTGTATTCGTTCCGCAAAGCGAAGATGTGCTTTGGCTGCACCTGTTCCGGCGAGAACTCGGCAAATATGGTTTTTAGCCTCTTCACGGCGTTTCTATTTACCGCCAAGGTGCTGGTAGCCACCTCGCCTGTTTGACGCAACAGGAAGCGATCCAGCAGGGATTCCATGCCGACGCCGACGCTCGATACCATCGATGAATACTTGCGAAGTGCTTCCGGATAGTCGCGGCTCAACTTCGTCCACTTGTTCTGGTGGACGTAGTAGTACGCGCCATGCTTGAAGTGCATCTTCGCAGGAAGTTTCATCCGAACCTCAATTGCGGTTCCGGCGCCTCTTGCTTGCCGCCAAGGCGCTCGACAACGGCAGACCTTAGCACACGCGGCCAGCCGTCGCTTGCGACATGGTAGCGATAGCCGTTGACCGTCAGCCACGACAGGCACTTCGGCCTGGTGTGGTAGCCGGTCAGCTCTATCAGTTCATCCCGCGTCAGAAACATTCTTTTCCTCGACAACAGGCGCCGCCTCCAGCGCCTTGATGTGTTCAAACACCATAGCGAAGGGCGTGGTCGGATGGATCGCAGCGGCGAGTAGCTGGACGAGTGATTTGGTGACGTTCTGGTCAAGGGTTACTTGCATGGGTTTGCTCCTGGTTGGTTATTTGCGAATAGCGAATCAATCGGGTGCCGCACACGCAGGTGTCGACTGGGATGAGCTTATGGAACTATCCCCCTGCGGCGCGGCGAACTGGTCGTAGGCAGCGATGGTCTGATGCGCCAACCTGCTGCTAAATCCAACAGGGTCGTAGTAATCTGCGATGTAGCGCAATGCCGTCTGCATCTTCTCCATGCACTCGATCATGGCGATGATCTGCTGCGGGTTGGCGGCGGTAACGTAATCAGAGTCGGTCTGTTTCATGGTGTTAATTTCATCGTTGTAAAGCACCCATGTTTCACCGTCAGAGCCGAGAATGCAATCTTCCATGTTTTCTAATTCACGATTAGTCCACGGCCCTGCCGTCGCCGCTTCCGCGAGGCGCTTCAAGTCGGTGAGGGAGGTCATACCTCGATCCTCTCAAGCAACTGCGCCAATACGATGCGGTTGTGCGCTACCCGAGCAGAAGCATTATTCAATTCCTCCCACACGCGGGAATGAGGCGCGTCCTTAGCTGGAATCTTGTCTTCCATTGCCGGCTGTCCGTCGTACAGGAACGGGTGCAACTTGCTCCACAAGGCAACGATGACGGCTTCCAGTTCGTCAAACTCATGCGCGAGTTGCTTCGCCCGCTCTTGCAAAGGCGTGACGGGATCGACAGATACAGCGCCATTTGCCTTTGGAAGTTCATCGCGCCATTGTTCTTTCTGCTGCGAGGCTTGCAGTTGGTTCGGATAATTTTGGTACATGCTCATTTCGTTTCCTCCTTCATCGCGGCGTCGATGGCGGCATCCCACTCATCGAACCGGCGCATACAGATAATCACGTCAAGTTTTTCATCCCACGCCAACGTATCCCGCAGCCACCGATACCTCTCCGCGTCCCGCCTGAGTTCCGCGTTCTCGGCTTCCAACTCCGCGACCTTCTTCTTGAAACCAACCGCTTCATCGTGTGCGCGTTTGAATGCGTCGGAGTGATACTCGGCGATACCCTCCAACTCCGCGCACCGTGCTTCCAACTGCTTGACATACCCAAGTACAAATTGCTCTACCGTTTCATCTGGCGGACATTCATTACCTGTCCCGCGTTCAGCAATGCCGCGCAGATACTTCACAGTTTCAACTAAGCGCAATATGTCTTTGGCGTATTCCGCGCACCTATTTGCTAGTTCGTGTGCTTCTGTGTCGCGTGCCAGATACCATAGCGATTGCTCTTTGAGCTTCGCTTCCAACTCCGCGCACCGTGGGCAGGGTTGTGGGGTGGTGTAGCGATGCCAATACCTATCGCGGGGTGCGTTAATCAGATCAACTACCGGCTCCTGCTGCGTGACGGGTGGGCAGATAAATACTGGCAAAGAGCAATCCGTCACATCTGACCGAAACGGAACACGACTCCACGGCATATAACATCGCTCGGCAACTTCATACTCCGTTCCACGCAACACATCCCACCTGCGCAGTTGTTCGGCGTCGATATACCCCACCGGCTCACACTTCTCTGCCTCGGTGATGGCGGATCGGATGGCGGTGATTGCCGCTTCTGTATTGCACGGCTCCCCTCCGTACATCCATTCCAACGCCTCAAGGGCTTGCTTCATGGCGGCGATCATCATTTCAGCACCTTGTAGGCAGAGGTAGGAATCCTGCTTCCATCCGGCAGCTTAATCGTGCAGCCCCCGAACACCTTGTATTGCGGATCAAGCCCGCTGCCTTCCCACTTGCTGACGCAGCCATACCCGTCAAGCACGATGTCTCCGACAGTTGCGACAGCGACTATCACCACGCTCACAATAATCACCCACGCTTCGCTATCAATCATTTCAGCACCCCTCTCCAAGAAACATCCGCATCTGGATACATCAGCAATCCAGATTTCGCCCAACACCAGCATTTGCCGTTCCAATAGTGTTTAGTCGACACTCCGTACATATCGCAGCAGGATTTGCACTCATACCATCCCTTATGCACGGGCCTGATAGAGTTTGGGAACCACGGTGTCTTCTTCATTTTCGCTCAACGCATTCTGGTTCTTTGATTCGATCTCCCGGTTCGCATTCTTCACCGGCTAGGGCGCGCCCTTCGTAGGTGGATGTCTTCCACCAATGCCATTCAGCACCGTCGAAACCGCAATGGATGCAGCAACCGTCGTCGTCGTATTCGTGCTGCTTCATTCGCACACCACATAAAGCCAGAGCGCCAAACACAAGATGGCCATGAAAAGCACCCATGCCATGAATTCGATCATTCACTCACCTCTGAGAAGTTGCCATGCTGTTGCTGCCACTCGCGGAACTTGCCCATTGCCAAGGGCTTTAAGTCTGTCCACCCTTGCGGCCACCCCATGAGCCACTCGACCCACGTCGGGTTCAGGCGGCCATTCTCTGGATGCGCTCCTTCCGTCGCGTAATCCAATCTGTCGTTCGATCGACTGCGTCCTGTTTTTCTCGTCATTGCCCCCCCCGATGAGCCTTTGGTCATCGCTACGGTTGGCGTAGGAAACATCTTGACGAACGTCGCCAGACCGTCGCCCGATGTTGGTGACGATCCTTTCCTGTTGTAATTCCCGCATACGGTTGGTGTTGGAATTCTGCATTCTTCTCTCGCTTGTCCTGGTCGCCCTTTGATCCATCCGTGGACTGCTTTAGTCAAACTTAGGTGTGATCCTGGTGTATTCCCCCCCCCCGCTCGTTCGCGCAGGGTGTCGGCCACAATCCAGATTCGCTCTCTGAGGTGAGGTGCGCCGGTATCGGCAGCAGACACAACTCCCCATTTCGCATCAAACCCCATCTCGGCCAAATCTCCGAGAACGGTGCCAAGTCCTCGATGAGTGAGCATTGGCGAGTTTTCCACGAACACGAAGCTGGGTCGTACTTCGCCAATGATCCGGGCCATTTCCACCCAGAGTCCAGATCGTTCTCCTGAGAGTCCTGCCCCCCCCCCAGCGATGCTGATGTCTTGGCATGGAAAGCCTCCAGAAACGACATCAACACGCCCTCGCCATTGATGTCCGTCAAAGGTGCGAACGTCATCCCAAATCGGGAAAGGCGGCAGAATTCCGTCATTTTGTCGGGCGCACAGTACGCTTGCGGCGTAGGAATTGAACTCGACGGCACAGACGGTTCTCCATCCGAGCAGATGGCCGCCGAGTATTCCGCCACCAGCGCCTGCGAAAAGAGCCAGCTCATTCATAGCCCCCACACACCCAGCCGCACTTCGCCGGCCTTCACTTTCTGATTCCACCGATACTTCGCGCACCGATCCGAATTGCTCACTCGATTTGGCCGCGGCACATCTTCCTGATCGCCGTCACGCCACGCCCACACACGATGAATTGCGGTGGCGGTGCTGCTGTAGCGGATCACATAAATCAAGCCATGATGGTGCATGTTGTTGATGATCCGCTCGGTGTTCCCGCGGTTGCAGCCCAATGATTCGGTGATCTGCGCAGCAGATAATTGGGCGCCGTCCATGAGCATCCGAATGAGCTGCCAGTGGTAGTCGCGGCGGCCGGTCATTTCGGCACCTTCGCGCAGCCCTGGCGGCAGCTATCCACGCAGCTTTCAAACATAATTTCCGTAGCCCGCCGCTGCTCTCTCGCGCCTTTGTCTGTGGCGAAGCTGTCGTTGACCGCCAAATATCCAAGCGCCACGACGAACAGCACGGCAGCATCTGCGAGGATCTGTCTCATAGCAGCAGTCCCAAGGTGACGCAGCCAATGGCGACGATGATCATGAGCAGAGCGTTGAGCGCCACTTCGTCAAGCTCACTGGTGTTCATACGTCACCGGCTTCTCACGGTTGAGCAGCTGCAGGGCTTTCTGGCGAACTTCATCCGATACGGCGTGGCCGTACATTTCCGGATCGAGCAGCGATGCTATGAACGCCTTCGCCATGTTCAAATCCATCACCAGCTTTCGGTTGCTGGCGGTCAGTCTCTGGATGTGATCCATCATTTCCTCTCTCGAAAGTATCTGCATGTGCTGATTTGCTCGATTGACATCTTGTTAATCACGCGCACCTGGGTTTCTCTGCCTTTCTTCAATGTGCAGAGCGCCAGGACGCCTTGGCCGTTGCGGTGGCGGCATGTGGTGCATTTGTGGTCGTAAATCATGATCAGAAAGGCGTGTCCTGGTAGTCCCACTGGTCGCAGCCGGTCGGGATAAAGTCGGCAGGCACCGGGCCGTGCTGCTTGCATACGCCGTCGCTATACCGAGAACAGCCCATGCAACCCGTCTGCACGGCCTCAAGGCCCGCCAGTTCCTTCCTGACATACGAAATGCGGTCATCGAATTCGATGCGGTTCATGCCGCTTTCCTTTCCCAGCAGTAGTTGATAATTTTTGGATACTGTTCGGATTCATTAACGATGATCGCCATCGGCTCACGAAGCTGCAGACCTTCTTCGTTGATCAGATGAAGGGCGTCTGCAACGGTTGGCGTTACACCGTTTTGGCAACGATGCGCCCACCATGCAGCAGCGCGATTCCTTGCCCATTCGTTGTCATGCTCAAAGCACACCCACTCGCGCGCCACCTGACGAATACCGCTCCAGTAGGTCACCAGCATCGAGTCAGGCTTGCCCGGCTTGCGGTGCAGCCCGTAGTCGACGTGCGTCACTTCGTAGGTCGTAATCCGCGGCTTACCAATGTCGAGCACCAGCGCGCTACTGGCTTTTGTCGAGTGCGGATCAACTTCTTCCACCACAAACAACGTGCCGCACAGCTTGCACTCTGTTGCAGATATGGGATTGAGCGCACCGCACTCGTCGCAGACCTTGACCGGCGCTTCGCCCTTGTTCTTGCGTGGCAGGCGCCCTTTGACCTTGTTGACCGGCCCAAGCCGCTCGATGGTGTCGGTGAAGTCGAGCACTAGGCAGTCGGCCTTGCTTGGAGCAACCCGCATACCGCGGCCCATGATCTGGACATAAAGAACGGGCGACTGCGTATTACGAAGCAGCACGATGCAGTCGACGTCAGGAACATCAAATCCGGTGGTCAGCACGGCCACGCTCACCAGGCAGCGCAGTTGACCGTTGCGAAACGCCTCGATCAAGGCTGCCCGCTCGGCCTTCGGCGTCTCGCCGGTCACCATGTCGCATTCAACGCCAAGCTGGCGCAGCTCGTCGCATACATGACCGGCGTGCTCGACGGTGACGCAATAAACCAGCCACTTCTGGCGATCTGCAGCCAAGCGGATAGCCTCGCGGCAGGCGGCGGTGACCAATTCCGGCCGATCAATGGCTTTGGCAAGTTCCGACACCACATAATCGCCGCCGACCATTCGCACGCCGTCCGCATCGAGCTTGGTGGCTGTCGATTCCGTTGTCAGCGGCGCCAGGTAGCCGGCGGCCAGAAGTTCGTCCATCGTTATGCGACAGGCGATGTCAGTAAAAATCGCATCCTCGACGGAGGTCAGCCAGACGCCATTGCCGCGGAACGGACTGCCCGTCGCGCCGATGACGCGAAGTTCCGGGCAGTATCTGGACAGGTCTGCGATAAACGAGCGGTACATGCCCATATCGCCGCCAGGAATCAGGTGGCACTCATCGACAATCAGCAGATCAACGTGACCGATCTTTGCAGCGTGCTTGTAGAGCGAGCCGATGGTTGCGATGGTGATGGCGTTGCCGTGTTCCTTGCGACCTACTGAGGCGGATACGACACCAACAGGTGATTCAGGCCAGATGGCCAGCAGCTTGCCGAGATTCTGCTGCAGCAGCTCGCGCGTCGGCACCAGCATGATGATGCGTGTCTGTGGCCAGTTCTTCAGCGCGTGCTGGCACAGCCACGCCAGCATGACCGACTTGCCAGAGCCAACCGCGGCATCGAGTATTGGATGCCCATCGTTGGCCTCGAACCACGCCAGAAGCTCATTCATGGCGCGTTCCTGATAGGGGCGGAGGGTGATCGAATTCACGCCGCCACCTTCGCGTCGAACGTAGAACGCAGCTCATCGACGCCTGGATCTCCCAGTGCGCGCTTGTCTGCGGCTGCCCTTATTTCGGTCGATGCGTAGCCTGGGGCTGCCCCATTGACGAAGGTGTTTCCCGTCAGCTTGTTTTTGTAGCAAGGGTTCGCACCATCAGGCGTTCCCTGGTAGTCGGCAAAGCGCTCAAGCAAGATAGGGATATAGCGATGCTCATTGCATCCGATCATTTGCGCTTCTGTTCCGGAGTACCGATTATCTTTGGCGCAGCTCCAAAGCCCTGTCGTGCCGTCGAGTTCTGGCGTCGCATGCGCGCACGTTCTGCACGTTGCCCGCGGTGCGGCCGTGCCATGGCATATTTCCTGGTAGTCGCACCACTTGCACTCGAACCAGCTCGAATCCTGGCTGATGCGGTCGGGCGGTTCTTGTGCGCCAATGATGCGCGAGGCCCGCGCCATCAGTTTGTCGTAGGCGTCCTGATCGAAGTGCAGCCACTCGGTATGGATGGCATCGTTGTCCTTGCAGACGGCGTAATACAGGCCGCGGTCGATGCCGAACTGGCCCATGTAAATCTGCATCTGTGCGAAGTGCGTGGGGTGACTTACTTGCACGCCCTTGTCGGTCAGCGTCTTGAACGACTTGGCCGAATGCGTCTTTATCTCCAGCACCGCCCATGATTTCGGGCCATACGGCGTGCCGCGCACTGCGCCATCCATATGGCCGCGGAAGTGGCCGCCAAGGGCTACGAAGCCCCATTGATTGCCATGCGGATCGGTGTCGGATACTTCGCAGCCGGTGCCGCGCAGTTCTTCCACGACCACCGCTTCTTCATTCCGGCCGCGCTCAAACAGGCGATACAGGCGGCCGTCGAACTTGCGGACTTCGGCCCAGCGGAATCCGTACCAGAGCGCGCGTTCGCATGGGCCTCCGATAACGGAGGCGCCCAAATAAGGACGCTCCGCTTCGGAGTCACCGCGCTGCTTCCACCAGTCGTAGACGGAAGCAGCCACGGTATGCAGCGGGGTTGGCACTGCAGCCATCACGCAGCCTTCTTGGCCCAAGGAGCGGAACCGGCAGCCGGTGCGGCAGCCGTCGGAGCAGCCGCAACGCCAGGCGCCGCCTCGAAGCCGCTGACCTCGTTCTGGTCGCCGTACTTGCCCGACTCATCGACGCGCACCTTGACCTTGATCTTGCACGGCCGGTTATGGAGCTGCGAGGTGTCCTTGAGCTGCAGGACGCCGACCGCGTGGCAAAGGGCTGAGAGCTGCGACTGGCCGATGCGCTCTGCTTCGGGATTCTGGTTGACGATGTTCAGATTTCCGAACACGACGCGGTTCTTGTGCTGGCCGTCAAGAATCTTCCAGCGCAGCTTCAGCATCTGGCCGGTGCCGGACTTGGTCGCTTTGATCTCGGATTCCTCGATCTGTGCGATGTAGGTGCCAGCGGGAATGACGGTGAAACCTTCCTGCGGTGCGACTTTGCTAGCGTCAAAATTAAGTGAAGCCATGATTTATTGCTCCTTGCGTTGAATGGCGGGTGCTTTAGGCTGGCGCACCCACTAGGCCAGAACTTCATCTGCGGTTGCTTCGCCGGTAACGACGGCGATGACCTTGCGCATATCGGGCGGGAAAAACTGCGGCAGCTTTCCGGAGCGATCCTTCGCTTGCCAGGAAAAATCCGGCTGGCACTGCAGATAGCGGATCGTGTTGCCGTCGCTGTCCTTATCGAGACGGATGGCGAAAACCAAGTCGGTCAGGTACGGCAGCGACTGGCCCAAGCGCGCGCCGGGCATCGAGGGGCCGTAGAGCACCGACCCGCTCATTTCGTCCTTCACCTTCTCCAGCTTGCTGATGAACAGAACATGGCGGCCCTGCAAATCGCGGAAGGCGCGCAGCAGCTCCATCATCTTGGTGTTCAGTTCGCCGTAGGCGGCGCGGCCGTCCTTGTTGATTGCCTTCTCGGATGCCAGCAGCGTTTCGGCCAGCTCGGAAATGCTGTCGATGACGATGGCCTTGAATGCCTTGCCTTCGTCGGTTTCGGTGAGGAACGAGTAGGCTTCCTCGATGTCCTTAACAGAAGTGATTTCAATCACCGGAATGTCATGGTCGCGCAGGGATAGCAGGCCGGCTTCGGCGCTGATGACGATGACGGGAATTTCTCCGAAGGTGGCGGCGAGGGTTGTCTTGCCGGCGCCAGCGACTGCGTAGACGATTGCCTTGACGCCGTTGTCACGCGCCGCGTCGGCGGTGGTAGTGAGTTTGATGGCCATTACATGATCTCCGAAGCTACGGTGACGGAAGCCGCGGCGGGCTTACTGGTGATGAATTGGTTTGCGGCAGCCAGCTCAGGCGCATTCAGTTCCTGCAGGGCGCGCAAGTGTTTGGTGTTGACGTCGGCCGACCAGCGGAACGTTTCCTGGACATTGGCGGGCAGCGCGTCCCAGGCGGCCTGCAGCGCCTTGGTGTCGACGGTGCGGGTGAGCTTGCGGGTGACGGTCACCTTGATGCCGTCCATCGACTCGGACACCGAGCCTTCGGCAGCGCCGGGCATCGCATCCACCAGCATCTGACCGATGCGGCGGCGCTCGGCAATCGCCTGTTCTTCGTGAGCCTTGGCGACGACGTACTGCGCCGCCAGGGTTGCCAGTGATACATCAGCTAAGTTCATGAAATCCTCCGGAGTGCGTTAATGGCCATTGCTAGGCAATTGGCGAGTGGTGCAATCTCAGACGGCATCAGGCGAAGCACCTGGCCATTCACATGCAGGCGCAAGGTGGTGCCGTCGAGGGAAAAGTAGGCTCTGCTCATGGCTCAGATGTTCCAGACGATGGCGGTGGCCAGAAGGCAAGCCCAAACTACGATGGTGTCGGCGTCCATGGCATCAGTCCTGATAGCCGGCATCACAAGCCGATTGGAAGTGCGCGTCGTAGGTCAGCTGGTCGAGCAGTTCGTTCTGGAGCCAAGCGGGGATCGCCTGATCCTTGAAGTAGATGGCGGTGGCACGCCAGCGGTGGCCGTTGGTGCCGGTCGTGTAGAACACGCAGAAGGTGTGCTCACCGGCTTCGCCGAGATCGATCTTGTAATTCATCTCAAGGTCAATCGGGCCGGCACATGTGTTGCGCGGGATTCCGTCAGTGAAGCGGCTGAGGATTTCGTCAAAAAGCGGGTTTAGCGTTGCGGTTGCCATGTCTCTTCCTCCCTTCGACGCCATCTGCCTGGCGCTGGCCCCTGGATCACCGTGATGCAGGGTCGGGTTGCAGCGCCGTCCTACGGTAGCCATGCTTTTCTTCCCCCGACTAGCGGTGTCGTTACGGGACGCTGGCGGCGCTGCGAAAATCTGTGGTGCGGTACAGCTGTCGGCTGTGTCTTGATCGGTTTGGCTTAGGGTTGCAGCGGCGCTGGTCCTGTCTTGCCTTCCGAGACTCCCGGCACTCGTCCGGTTTGCCTACCGCCAAGCGCACTTTCCTTGAAACGGTAAGCACACTTTACCATCTGCACAGAAGAAGTCAAGCCCGTTTAACTTCCTGAGAAAAATAAAGCCGCCCCTGAGAGGCGGCTGATGGTGAAGCTAGGGATTAACTAGCCAATGTGCTTGGCTATGAAGTAAACGGCAGCAGTAAGAATCGTCCCGAAGCCGGTGACGAACGTGACTAACTTCCACGTCTGCGAATTGAGTTCCCGATGCAAGTCCTCTTTCGTGGCGAAAGATTCCAAGCGGGTTTCAATCCTAGCAACTCGTTCAGCAAGTTCCATATCAGTCGGTCCAGGTGGCTGGTTGCTTGTATTGTTGCCTGAACCGCCAGCGCCCTGCAAGTAGTGGATATTAGACATCAGCAGAATCGTCCGCGTAAATGCGAATTAGCCCACAGGTTTTGCATGACCAGACCTTTACAACAATTCCTTTTCCGTTAATGCGAAATGTCGCAGGGTCGGTGAAAGAAATCAGGCCGCCAGCAATTCGATCCAGCCCTGAAAGTGCGAAATATCCTTCTTCGCGCACCATTTCACCGTGGCCGTCCGGGCAAATCCGCTGAATATTGATCATCGTTCACCTGCCTTTACCCAGCGAAATAGCTTAACCAAGCCCAAAACAGCAATCCATCCTATAGGAATTGGTATGATTGATGCGTAAATAACATTTACCCATTTACCATCGATCCAAATGTCAAAATTCTTTGACATTTCCTTGAAGCATGGGCCTAAATCCTGATCATTTTGAAGGTCTTTTGATTTTGCGCATATACTGAAAGAAAGCCTAGAAAACTCATTTGCAGAATCAATATCTGACGTTCTTTGACTGATTCCTGCTCCAACAGCCCAAATGACAGAAATAATTACACCAATTCTCTGCCATCGATTAAGAGTCATTTGTTATACCCGTTCACTTTGCTTGTAGATCACGCGGCCGATCAACTGCACATCGCCATTGCACCGCTTATCCGGATAGCGCCTTTTATCCTGGTTATCAGACGCCAGCCACCATTCACCTGCGTCACGCTTGAGCCGTTTTACGCCCATTTCGCCTTCGTAATTCACGGCAAACGGCTCGCCATCGGCCGGCGTAGTGTCAGCCGTATTGACGACCACCAGATCGCCATCGAATAGACCAGGCTCCATGCTGGCGCCGGCTACCTTTACCGCCATCAGTGATTCGGACCGATAACCTCGAGATTCGAGCCAATCCTTGCGAAAAAATACAGGTGGCGCGTTACCGTTATCGACCTCGATGGCATATCCCTGAACACCGGCCTGCAGCTTGAACCTGACGCGGCGAATAGATACCAGGTCGGGGTGATCGTCTAGCGTTATCAGAGCATTTGCCTTGTCGGCAGATTCCGTGGCACGAACTCTGGCAGATATCGGATGCTTCATGGTTCCTGATCCTGATTCCAGCCATTCAGGCCGAATATCAAGATAAGCCGATATCTTCATCAGATTCGGGCCTTTAAGCTCTGTCACTTCTCCACTAAGCCAATAGGACACAGCGGTTTTTGATACGCCGCAAGCGCGACTCAGCTCGGCCGCACTTACGTCCTTTTCGCTCATTGCCAACTTGAGCCTGTCTTTTAGATATTCCATGTGTCCAATAGTAAAGCCGACTTGATTACTTGCGCTTGACGCAGTAAGATAAGCGCACTTAACTTGCGGGGCTTTGCTCATGTCGGATTCCGAGTTGATTGATGCTCTCGGCGGGACGTATGAAGTTGCTAAGGTTTGCGACGTTCAGCCGCAAGCTGTCTCTCAGTGGCGCACGGACGGAATTCCAGATGCCAGACGTCAGTTCTTGTCTGTCGTGTTCCCCGCGCTTGTGACATACAAGCCGAAATACAAAACAGACGCCTGATATGCCCGATTCCACCGAGCTGCGCCTGGAGGTTCCGAAAGACGACGTGGCTGTCCTCGATGGGTACTGCTCGGCCACTGGCAAGTCGCGTTCCGAAGTCATCCGATCTCTCCTGGCTGCCTGGTCTAAAGACAAGGCTCATGAAGCCATGATGATCTGCCGTGTTGCCGGTATCAATCCGACCATTTCGGAGGCTGACCGGCGATAACCGTTTAAGTCGCGGGGCGAGGTAGCTCCTTCAACGCGGGTTTCCCCTTTCCCCGCTGCTCCGCGACTCCCAATAACAAAGATCGGGGATGAAAGGGCGAAATCATGTTCCCAAGTCAGGCGGCCGGATGATGTCCACCACCGACCTCACCCAATTCTTCAATGGCGGATTCCTGGCATCTTCGGTTGCCATGTCGCCAGCCGAAGTCAGCACCTTCAATGCCGCCATGGATTTCGAGCGCGCGGCTACCGCTGCCGGCCTCGTCATCAAGCACGGCATCGAGGCCACCGGACGCATCGTCCGGTGCGCCACCGTCAGCAAGCCGAAGAAGAAAAACGGCTGGTATGTGTTCTATCCGGATGGAATCCCTGCCGGATCGTTCGGCGATTACGAGACTGGCATCGCCACCAGCTGGTGCGCGCGCTCTGTCTCCACGCTCTCGCTTTCTGAGCAGATGGAAAACAGGAAGCGGATGGAAGATGCCAAGAAGCAGCGCGAGGAAGAGCGCAAGCGCAATGCCGAGAGCGCTATCCAGGTGGCGTTAGATGTTCTGGCCCGATCATCCGAAGCACCGGCAGACCATCCCTATGTGACGCGCAAGGCCGTCCGGATGACGCCAGGAATCAAGATCAACGGCGACGGCGAGCTGCTGATACCGATGCACGATGAAACCGGCGAACTGTGCAGCATCCAGCGCATTTATCCCGATGGCGAGAAAAAAAACTGGTATCAATTGCCAAAGGGGATTTATGAGATACCCGGCAGCAGCGCGGTTGTTTATGTCTGCGAAGGGTGGGCGACCGGAGCCACGTTGGCCGAAGCCACAGGAAGCCATGTCTATGTGGCGTTCGATACGGGCAACCTGAAACGCACGGCCGAATACGCTCGCAAGCACAATCCGACCAGCCGCGTCATTCTGGCGGCCGACAATGACCAGTGGCATGCCGATGGATCAAATCCAGGCGTTAAGCACGCCACTGATGCCGCGGCATTGGTCGGCGGCCAGGTCATCGTTCCCAATACCGAAGGCATCAGCGGCAAGCCGACCGACTGGAACGACATCCATGTGGCATTGGGAATCGAAGAGGTACGCAAGCGCCTTGGCATCGAGGTTGCCACCATCAAGCGCCAGTTCGAGCTGATCCGAATTGATTCGGTAGAGATCAAGGAAATCGACTGGATTGTCGAAGGCTACCTTGAGGCCGACGCTCTTGGCTTGGCCTTCGGTGAGCCTGGCAAAGGCAAATCGTTTGTGGCGATCGACATGGCTCTGTGCGTGGCCACCGGCAAGGATTGGCACGGTTGCAAGACGAAGCAGGGCGCCGTTATCTACATTGCCGGCGAGGGTCATTCCGGCTTCGCTCGGCGCGCGCGTGCCTGGGCTATTCACAACAACACCGACCTTGCCGGCGTCAATTTCTACAAGAGCCAGCGGAGCTGCCAGCTGTTCGACATTGCATCCGCCCATGAAGTCGCCGATTCAGTGCGCGACATTGTGGAATCAACCGGCCAGCAGCCGTCGCTGATCGTCGTTGATACGGTCGCCAGGAATATGGGCGGCGACGAGAACAGCACGCCGGATATGGCGCGCTTTGTCGAGCACCTGGACGCGCTGCTGCGGTCGCCTTATAAGGCACACGTTTTATTGGTCCATCACAGCGGCAAGGCCAGCCCTGGACAAGCCCGAGGCAGCACCGTCCTGCGTGGCGCTCTCGATCAGGAATACATGGTCGATATGGACGACAGCACGAAGATGATCACCCTCACCAACAAGAAGATGAAGGACGGCGAGATTCCTTTGGAGCGCCGTTTCAATATCAAGCAAGTCGGCCTCGGGATCCATGGAAAGGATGGCAAGGAAATTCTCGGCGCCGCGCTGGAGACGGTGGATATCAGCGGGATTGTTGATCAGGCAAAGGATGTTTTAGCCAGCCTAAAACAGAATCAAAGGAAGGCGATCCTGGCTCTTGAAGCGATTTTCTATCGGCGCGCAAAAGATGGCATGGAAGATTCTGTCATCACAGTAGAAGACTGGAAGGACGCCTGCAAAGAGCATGGGATTTCAGACCGACGCCGTTTTTACGACACCAGAGACGCGCTAATTGCAAAGAATCTTGTGAACGTTTCAAGCACCGGAATCGTCACGCTGACCTATGAATTGAGCATCGATGCGTGTCCGGAAACGTCCGATTCGGACGAAAACGGACAAGGCGGACAGCATGGTTAGTGTCCGCTTTAAGTGTCCGGTTGTGTCCGGATTCGTCCGGTTTGTCCGGATTTCCGCCAAGGATTCTGTCCGCCGTGTCCGGGTGTGTCTACAGACACCCGGACGCCGGACACTTTAGGCGGACGGACATGAGCGAAGCAGCCGAACAGCAAAAAGTCATCGAGTGGTGCCGAACCACCGCCTACCGACTCCACGGCACCACCAGTGCAGGCAGCGGCCTCATCTTCCATATTCCGAATGGCGGATGGCGCACGCGCACTGAAGCGGCACGATTGAAAGCACTTGGCGTAAAAGCCGGCGTAAGCGATCTTTTCCTGCCGGTGGCAGTTGCACCCCACCATGGCCTCTGGATAGAACTGAAGGCCGGAAATGGCCAACTCCAAGCCAACCAGGCCGACTGGCTCGCCGAAATGCAACAGCAGGGCTACATGGCAGTTTGCGCCCATGGCGCCGATGAAGCCATAGCCACTATCCGCGACTACCTTGGGCTGCCAGCATGACCCGATCCTGCGCCACTTGCACCCACTGCACCACCAAGCGCCGCTACCTCGGCCTGCGACTGTGGTGTCGCCTCTATCGGTGCATCCGCACCATAGCCTGCATAGACTGGAGACGAAAGCCATGAACTGCCCATCCAATCAAGAAGTCGGCATCCACTCAGAAGCCGACCGCATCCTTCGCATCTGGGGAACCTGGAAGCACTGCGAGGGCGGTGTTGTCGCTCTCGGCTATCCCAAGCGCTCGGCCGGCTTTGATTGTGGCGGAGCCAGTACCGAAGATAGCTTCGATGAGCTGGTGAGCGCAGCAGATCGCCGAACAGGTGCCATTAGCGAGGCCATCCTAGATGACATGGGCCGCGACGGCCTCACGGTTCAGGTGATGGCGATATGGTGCCGCTATTACGCCGATGTGTGGCGGATGCGGCAGCCGTATGAGATGTTGGTGGGTGGAACCATCGAGTTTTTGATCCGGGCCAGGAGAAAGGGGATAGCGGTATGAGTCTTCAAGGCGGTATTACATTACCAGTTATGTGGCGGAGTGGAGACAAGCCGGATGATGGAAGGGGATGCGATCCAGTCGAAAATGCTGGTGAAATCTATATCTATCTTTACGGAGATGGAGAAAAAGTGCTTATTGGGACAAGTTCAATCAGTGAGCTTGTGTTGGACTTTATCGATTCCGTCAGAACAAAAGATGGAATCTGTGGCGAGGACGCAAAGAATGCAAAAGAGCTTCTTGAGGAATTATTGTCATCAGCAAACATTCTGAGGAAATCAATTTTTGAATGACGCACCGCAATAACAAAAAACTATTGACACGCGCTTTCCGATATGGATAATCCGTTCTCGGCGCGGCCTTTTGCGCCCTAAAGAAACGTAACCACCCACCGCGGTGGTTTTTTTACGCCTATTGCGCGGTAGTGGATAAGACCCACGCCAGGCCCATAACCTGGAGAACCGGAGCGTTACCGGCGAGCGCAACCAAACTCCTCCACCCTTGGCCCCTCGCCAAGTTCGCCCGCTGCCCCAGCGGGCTTTTTTATTTCTTCGTCACCGCTACGGCGTACCAATGCGCTTCATTGGGTCTGCCTCTTCGGCAAGGTAAGGAAATCATGGGTCGTCCAAGTTCGTTCAACCAGAAGGTTGCTGACGAGATATGCGCTCGCATTGCCAATGGCGAAAGCCTGCGCGGCGTTTGTCGTGACGAAAAAATGCCCGTGACTTCCACCGTCTGCAAGTGGCTGTGTCAGCAGAACGCCTTTGCGGAACAGTACGCGCGCGCGAAAGCTGCGCAGGCTGACGCGCTGGTGGATGAAATGCTGCAAATTGCCGACGAGCCTATTCCTTCGACGGCAACTGGCGGACTTGATTCGGCGGCCGTTCAGAAGCAGCGCCTGCAGATCGACACGCGCAAGTGGTATGCCGGAAAGGTCGCGCCGAAGAAGTATGGCGACAAGGTTCTGAATGAGCTTAGCGGCCCTGACGGCGGTCCCGTTCAGGTGCAAGAGGTCGCATGGCAGATAGTCGATCCGGCAAGCTGAACCTTCCGGTCGCGCGGGCATTTGTTCCCCTTCTGAATCCTGCCCGCTACAAGGGCGCCTGGGGCGGTCGCGGGTCCGGCAAGTCGCACTTCTTTGCCGAAATGGTCATCGCACGCTGCTTGCGGAAGCGCGAGGATGTGGTGTGCGTTCGAGAGATACAGAAGTCGCTGAATCAGTCTGTCAAGAAGTTGCTTGAACTGAAGATCGAGCAGCTAGGTGTGCAGGGCTTCGTTGTTCAGGAATCCAAGATACTGACGCCGCATGGCGGGCAGATCATCTTCCAGGGCATGCAGAACCACACGGCGGATTCGATCAAGTCGCTTGAAGGCTACTCGATAGCCTGGGTCGAGGAAGCGCAGTCGCTCAGCCAGCGTTCGCTGGATCTGCTACGCCCAACCATCCGCAAGGACGGCTCTGAGCTGTGGTTCAGCTGGAACCCGAACCTTGACACAGACCCGGTGGATGCGTTCCTGCGCGGTGACAACCTGCCGCCTGGCGCAGTGGTGGTGAAGGCGAACTACCGCGACAACCCATGGCTGCCGGATGTGCTGCTGCGCGATCTCGAGTATGACCAGCGGCGCGACCCGGACAAGTTCGCGCACATCTGGCTTGGCGAATACCAGCGCAACAGCGAAGCGCGGGTGTTCAAGAACTGGGTCATCGAAGAGTTTGATCGGCCCGCTGGGACGATTTACCGCCTTGGCGCTGACTGGGGCTTCGCAACTGATCCTAGCGTGCTGGTGCGCTGCTCTATCGAAGGAAACCGGCTTTATATCGACTACGAGGCCCATGCCATCGGCTGCGAGATTGTGAATCTGCCGGAACTGTTTATGAGCATTCCGGAGGCTGAGAAGTGGCCGATCACGGCGGACAGCAGCCGGCCGGAAACGATCAGCCACATGCTGAAGAACGGCTTCCCGAAGATCCGCGCTGCCATCAAGGGCAGCGGAAGCATCGAGGACGGTATCGAGTGGCTCAAGTCGTTTGACATCGTCGTGCATCCGCGCTGTCAGCACACGATAGACGAGCTGACGATGTACTCGTACAAGACCGACCCGATGACCGGACAGGTGTTGCCGATCCTAGAGGACAAGAACAACCACATCATCGATGCGGTGCGCTATGCCTGTGAAGGTGCCAGGCGGGCGAAACCGATCAAACACAAGGAACCGAATCACATGCACGCTCACACTCACAACCTCGGATGGATGGGCTGATGGCCACGTCCGAAGCCAACCCTCTCGTCAAAGAGGCAAAGCTGCGGTTCGAGCGTGCGCGCGAAGCCTATTCCGCGTCCAGAATGCTGGCCGCGCAGGACACCCGCTTTGCCATGGGCGACTCGGACAACTACTGGCAATGGCCGGAAGAGATCCGGAACACGCGCAAGCTGGACAAGCGCGTTTGCCTGACGGTCAATTTGACCGCGCAGCACTGTAATCAGATCATCAACGCCATTCGTCAGAACAGGCCGGCCGTTAAGGTCAGCCCGGCCGACGACAGCGCGGACAAGAAGACGGCCGAGATCCTCGGCGGCCTGATCCGCAATATCCAGGTGCAGTCTGCCGCCGATGAGGCGCACGATGTGGCCGCCGAGCACAGCGTCTATGGCGGCGAAGGCTACTGGCGCATCGTGACCGAATACGAGTCGCCGGACAGTTTCAATCAGGTCATCAAGATCAAGGCCGTTCCGAATCCGAGCCTTGTCTATATCGACCCGGATTGCAAGGAACTCGACAAGTCGGACGCCAACTGGGGCTTTATCTTCGAGGACATCACGAAGGAACAGGCCAAGCGCGAGCATCCTGAAATCGACCCGCAATCCTGGGCCGACGATGGCAAGCATTCCGATTGGGTCAGCGACGAGACGTTCAGGCGAGCCGAGTATTTCTGGTGCGAGTATGAAAAGGACACGGCCTGCCTGCTTCATGACGGCTCGACGTGCCTGAAGTCTCAGCTTCCGCCGGGCGCTGTTGTCGTCAAGGAACGCCCGACTGAGGTCAAGAAGTGGCGCTGGTGCAAGCTGGTCGGTGGCCATGACGAGCCTATCGACGAAACCGAATGGCTCGGCGACTTCCTGCCCATCATTGCGGTGGTCGGCAAGGAAGTGAATGTCGACGGCGAGATTGTCCGCAAGGGCATTGTGCGCGACCTGAAAGACCCGGCGCGCATGGTCAACTTCGCCTATTCCGAGACGGTCCAGACGCTGGCCCTGCAGAACAAGGTGCCGTACATGGCTGCCGCAGAGGCCATTGAAGGCTATGAGGATGTGTGGCGCTCGGCGAACGTCGAGAACCAAGCCTATCTGCCATTCAATGCCTATGACGAGGCTGGGAATGCCCTGCCGCGTCCGGAACGGCAGCAGCCCGCGGTCATGCCGGCCGCCCAGGTGCAGCTGTTGCAGCTGTCTACCGAAGAGATGCGCGCGGCTTCCGGCCAGCAGAACAGCAACTTCGGCATCAAGAGCGAGGCCAGTTCGGGCATCGGCATCCAGCGCCTCAAGGTGCAGGGCGAGATTGCGACGTTCCACTTCCCTGACAACCTGGCGAGGGCGCTGCGCTATGAAGCGAAGGTGCTGATCGACCTGATCCAGAAGTATTACGACACGGCGCGCATCGTTCGCATTCTTGGCCTCGATGGCCAGCAGAGCCAGGCGATGCTCGACCCTGCCCACCCGCAGCCGCATACCGACCTGTCAGAGATCAGCGAAAGCGACGTGACGGCCATCTTCAACCCGACTGTCGGCAAGTACGACGTCGTCATTGACACTGGCCCGGCATTCCAGACACAACGCCAAGAAGCGTTCGCTGCGCTGACGGAAATGGCCGGCCGCAATCCTGCGCTGATGCAGGTGGCTGGCGACCTGATCATGCGCGCGGCCGACTTCCCGATGGCAGACCAACTGGCCGAGCGTCTGGCGAAGATGCTGCCGCCGCAGCTGCAGGAGCAGAAGGGACAGCCGCAGATCCCGCCTGAAGTGATGCAGAAGATGCAGCTTCTCACGCAGCAGCTCGACCATACCGGCGCCGCCCTTGAAGAAGCGCACCGCCAACTGCAGGAAGCCAAGCAGGGCAATGCTGCCGACATGCAGAAGGTTGAAATGCAAGCAAGGATCAAGGCCGCAGAACTGGCTGCCGAGATCGAGGCGAAGCAGAAGGCAGCCGAGATCGATGCCCGTCTGGCGCTCGAAAAGGCGCAGAAGGATGCCGAAGTAAAGGTGCAGATCGCGGCCATGAACATCGAGGCCGACCAGGAAATCGAAGAGCTGAAGGGCTACGTCGAGCTGCAGAAGGTACGCATGGCACCGCCTTCCCCTGCCATGACGGCGGATGTCGAGGGCGACTTCGACAACGAAGCCGAAGAGCCGCCGCTGCCGAAAATATTGATGCGCAAGCGAATGAAGATCATGGCGCCCTCGGGATCGATGTACGAGGGAACGATTGAAGACGAGCCGATTAACGAAGGCGGAATGTAATGGCTACTGGTTCGATAAAGTGGTTCGCTGATGGCCTTCTCGCTATCGGCAACAAGGCGATGAACCTGTCGTCCGACACGCTGCAGCTTGGCATCGTGACGACCGCAACGGTCCCGTCTATTACGACGGCTGTCCCGCATTGGGGCGGCACTGGCACGACCAACTTCGCCACCAACCAAGTCGGCATTGGCGGTGGTTATACCGGCCCGATTAGCCTTGCATCCGTCACCTGGACGAACGTGGCGGGTGTTCTTACCCTGCGCGCGACCGATATTGTCATCCCGCAGAACGCATCGGGATTCAGTAACGGCGCCTACGGCATCTTGTTCAACAATACCGATGCCAACAAGCGTGCATTCGCCTATATCGAGCTGTCCGCGGCGGGTAGCGCGAGTATCGTGACTGGATCGCTGACCATCGACTTCCAGGGCGCAGGCACTGATATTCTGACGATCACGCCGGCATAACCGTGGCTGACAACACCACTCTCAACGCCGGGTCTGGCGGCGACGTTATTGCTTCCGATGACATTGGCGGCGTCAAGTTCCAGCGCGTCAAGATCGTGCATGGTCAAGATGGGCAGAACTCGGGCGATGTAAGCCACGCCAATGCCCTCCCTGTTGAAATGCAGGGGGCCATGAGCGAGTTTGGTTCAATGGTCATCGGTCAGCGTGCTAACCAGATCGAAGTGAACTTCGCCTCTACCGGCACCATTGGCAACGTGCTGACCACGGCAAACACCGGCACAGGCGCAAGCGATTGGGGCAGTACAACGGTTGGCATGGCGACGTTCAGCACGGGCGTTACCAACCCATCAACGGCCAAAGGAACAAGCGCGACCACGCTGACCTACCGTGCTGGTGAAGAAGTGTTCGTGTATTTCACGGCCAGCTTCACCACGGGCGTTGCGGGTACGTTTCAACGGGTAGGATTAACGGACGAAGCTGAAGGCTTTTGGATTGGGATGGAAGGCACATCCTTCAGCATTTCCTCAAGCACAGCCAGCGTCATTACATCGGTAGCGCAGGCATCGTGGAACGTCGATCCGTGTTCGTCTGCTGTCGGTTCCGACTTCACCAGCAACGGTGCTGTGCAGACGCTAGACCCGACGAAGCTGAACCTGTACCGGATTCGGTTCGGTTGGTTGGGCATCGGGCCGGTTGAGTTTGAAGTGATGTCACCGGACGGCAATTGGGTGCTGATGCATCAAATCCGTTACCCGAACTCACAGGCTATCCCGTCGATTCGCACGCCGAACCTGCCGATCAAGTATTGGCTCAGTTCAACAGGCAGCAACTTGGTGGTGAAGACTTCTTGCATCGCGGCTGGATCAAGTACGCCGATGGTTCAGAAGGGCCAGCAGCCTTTGTATTCTCTGCCTGTCCAGAAGACAACGGACTCTGGAAGAACGATTCGCATATTCATGCTTGATGCTTACACAGCCGCTCCGGTGGCTGAAGCATTGCAAACCGTAGTGCAGTGGTACAACAACGCTGCGGTAGCGGGTACGACAACCCCTGCGGTTGTTCCTACGGGCAAGACGCTGCGGTTGACGAGTGTCACCATGACTACCAAATCACTCGCAACGGTGGGAAGTGCGGTGATGCGTATTCGCGCAAACACGGCAGGCACGGCAGTTCTGGCCTCCCCGCTGGTGTGGTCATGTGAATGCGGATCGAGAGCGGGTGCGACTACGACTGCAATGACGGGCGGATTGGATTCCGTCACGGTCAATTTTCCTGATGGGCTGGAGTTTCCCGCAGGGACGGGACTTGGCTTTACGCTAGCAGGCTACGGCCCCACGGGTACGCTGACATTGGAGGGTGTGACACGCTTCGTTGTTACTGGCTTCGAGTATTAAGCCATGCTGCTGCCTCTTCAGCAACAGCTAAACCTTCGGCCGGGTAGTGGCACCACCATTACCTGCACAGTCGGCAATGCCGCTGCTGCAGGGGTAACGGCTCTTGAAAACCTGACGCTGCAAACCAGCGTCGGTAATGCTGCGGCAAACGGCATCACGGCACTTGTCAGCCGTTCCATCATCACGACGGCGGGAACGGCCGCGGCAAATGGTGTCACAGCGCTTGCCAACGTCACGCTGCAGACGAGTGTTGGGAATGCAGCCGCGGCTGGCGTTACCGCGCTTGAGCCGACCAGCATTGTTGCGAATGTCGGTGATGCCGCCGCAAATGGCATCACGGCGAATATCACGACAGGCGGTGGAACGCCGGTCACGATTACGTGCGCTGTCGGCGATGCGGGTGCGCTCGGTATCACGGCGCTTGAGAATCTATCGCTGCTCACTGCTTCTGGCGACGCGGCGGCCAATGGCATCACTGCAGTTATCTCCAGTGGCTCCAGCGACGTCACCATAAGCTGTTTGGCTGGCGATGCTGCAGCGTCCGGTATCACCGCAGCGATTATCGGAAGTGCGGCTGCCGAAGCCTACTCAGGCGGCTGGTTCGACTATCCCGACCGACCACGGCGTCAAGCTGAGCTTCGCAAGGAAGCCAAGAAGGTCATCAAGCGGATCAAGGACGATCCAACCGATGCTGTTCTTGCAGACGCGGCCAGCATCGCTCAGCAGCTCAAGCAGAGCATTGTCGAGCTTGAAGCAGCAGCCGAGCACTACCAGCAGCAACTGGAAGCCAAGGCAGCCAGGAAGGCAAACCAGCAAGCCAGGCAATTGCAGCAACTGCTGATCAGCGCGCAGCTTGAAGCAGAGGCGGCGGCACAGCAGATTGAGGAACTCGATGTGGCCTACATCATGATGATGGTGGCTGCTCATATTTGAGGGAATAAACATGGCACAACCCGGAGCGCAAGCATACAAACTGTTCGTCCCCAAGCAGGCAGTCAACGCGAACCTCGTCTATTTTGACCTGTTCAACTCGTCGACTAGCGCGTGCAAAGTGCGGATCAATTCCGTCTTGCCGATTGTGTCGGGTGCCGTCGCTGTGGTCGGCGTGCTGGGTGTCGATCTGTTCCTCACTTATACGACCGCAGTCGGTACTGGCGGCACGGCGGCAACGTACAGCGGGACCGATCCTACGGCCTGCACGATTACTCCCATGACGCCGAGTGCGTCGGCAATCCCGTCCGGCATCACGGCTCGTCTGACGCCTTCTGGTGGCGCTACGGCCGGCGCCGTTCTTGCGATGGCTGAAGTATTCACTGAGGAAACCGGCCAAGCCTACCAAGGCAGCCTTAACGAAATGGTTGCCCGCACCTCTGCCAGCGAATCAATCGTCCTTCCGGCTGGCTATGGCATCCGCGTTGTTCAGGGCGCCGTGGCGTCGGTTGGAAATATTGCGTTCGACGTGTCCTTCGAAGTCGCGCCGAACTAAGTAATACCCGCAGCACCCCACCGGAGGATATCCGGGTCTTCGCAGCGCCGTGAGGCGTCCGAAAGGAAGTAACCATGTCTGAAGAAACGACAGGCGTCATTACGCCTGATGCAGTGCCGGAAGCTACGCCGGACCCCGTAGCGACTCTTCCGATAGAGACTCCTGAATCGGAAGACGTACCGCAGGAGGCTGAGCAGAAAACATTCACTCAAGCAGAGCTGGATGCCATCGTTCAGAAAGAAAAGGCAAAGGCAGCCGCCATTGCCGACCGAAGGGCATTGAAGGCGTATCGGGAAACTCTTGAACGCCTGGTCCCGCAGCAGCAGCAACCACAAGCACAGCCGACAGATGGCCGTCCAACCCGTTCCCAATATGCGAACGATGACGACTATGTCGAGGCCATGGCCGACTGGAAGATTGCCCAGCGGGAACAGTCATTCAAGCAGCAGCAGCAACAGCGCCAGGCACAGGCGACGGCTTCGAAGACGGAAACCATCTATGCGAAAGCATCAGAGATTCCCGGCTTTGACCGCGAAGCATTCGACGAATTGCCACTCACACCCGCAATCGCGGCGGCAATCGTTGATAGCGATGTGCCTGAGAAGTTGATGCACTACCTCTCCACCAATCCGGACGAGGTAGCGAAGATCGCTCAGATGAACCCGATCAGGCAGGCGGCGGCTATTGGAAAGCTGGAAGCCAAGGTTTCCAGTGCTCCGCAAGTATCAAAGGCTCCTGAACCTATCAAGCCAATCGGCGGGAATAAAGGCGGATCGAAAGACCCGTCCGAAATGACCGATGCCGAGTTTGCGGCATGGCGTAGACGCCAGATAGCTCAGCGACGCTAAACAAACATCCCTAACGCCGTGAGGCGCCGGGATCCCATTTTTCTAACGCCGAGAGGCGCTGAAAGGAAATAAATCATGGCCAACAGCCTTGTAACCATTGACATGGTGACGCGCGAAGCGCTCCGTGTCGCCCATGAACAGTGTCAATTCATCGGCACGGTTGATCGTCAATACGACGACAGCTTCGCCAATACCGGCGCCAAGATCGGCACCGCCCTGCGCGTCCGCAAGCCGAACAAGTACACCCGCACCACCGGCTCGCGTGTCATGGACGTTCAGGACCAGACCGAAGCCACCGGCACGATCACGCTGGCGACGCAGGACCACGTCGACATGCGCTTCAACTCGGCTGAACTCGCCCTGTCTATCGACGAGATCAGCAAGCGCTACATCGAGCCGGCCGTCAAAGTTCTGGTGTCCGGTATCGAGTCGGACTTCCTGGCCTATGCCACCAAGGCGACGTACAACTGCGCCGGCACCGCCGGTTCGGCCATCAACGACCTGGCGGCTGTCGGTAACGCCCGCGCCTACCTGAACCGCGGCCTCGCGCCGAAAGACGGTAACCGCTGCATTCAGGCTGACTCGAACACCATGTCGGCTCTGGTCAACGGCCTCAAGGGTCTGTTCCAGGATTCCACGCAGATCAAGGAACAGTACCGCGAGGGCATGATCGGCCGCACCGCCATGGCGGACTGGTACGAGAACGACCGCATGTGGACTCTCACGAACGGTTCGGACGTGACCTGTACCCTGGCCGCTTCGGCTGCGGTGACGGACGGCGGCACCAACATGACGATGGCTTCGCTGTCGGCCGCACCGGCCACTGGCGCTGTCTTCACCATCCCCGGTGTCTATGCCTGTCATCCGGAAACCAAGGCTTCGACCGGCGTGCTGCAGCAGTTCACCATTGTCACGCCTTCCACCACCACGCAGACCATCAGCCCGCCGACCTACCTGACCGGCCCGAACCAGAACATCTGTTCGGCTGCCGGTGCGCAGCTGGCGACGACGTTCTTCGACAGCACCGGCAACGTGCCGGCGTTCGTTGGTAACGCCTCGACCAGCTACATCCACCCGCTGATGTACCACAAGGAAGCGTTCCAGTTCGTCACGGCCGACCTGCCGCTGATGGACGACGCCAACAAGTGCGTGCGTCGCACCCAGGATGGTCTGTCGCTGCGTGTCTGGCAAGCCAGCGACATCCGAAACGACGAACTCTTGATGCGTATCGACATCCTCTACGGATTTGCCGCGCTGCGTCCTGAGTGGGCCTGCCGTCTCATCGGCTCGGCCTCGGCCTGATCGTAGTTAGCATCACGGCCCGACGCTACCGCTAGGGCCGAACTCTTTACAGAAGGAATCAAATCATGGCTTTCTCTTCCAACACGATGCAGAACTACGAGCAGCTGTCCTACAGCGGCCCGAACCTGTCCATCCATCGCGCCAAGGCGAATCAGATCATTTCTGACGCCGTTTCGACGCGCACCCTGCTGGCGAAAGAATCCGGCGCGACCTGCCTGTTCGACGTCGCCTCGGGTGTCGTCTATACCCTGCCGACGCCTGTTGCCGGCATGGAATTCGAGTTTGTGACTACCACGACCATCACCAGCAACGCGGCGAAGGTCATCACCAACTCGGCCAGCGTGTTCATCCTCGGCGCCGTGGAAATCGCCACGATCGCTACGGCGACGGTTGGTGGCTTCTCGTTTGATGGTTCGACCCATCGGGCGATTTCGTCCAACGGCACCACGACCGGGGGCATCATCGGCTCGCGCTACAAACTCAAGGCGCTGTCTTCGACCGTTTGGGCCATTGAGGGCATCCTCATCGGTTCCGGCACCGTCGCCACGCCTGCTGCCACGTCGTAATCGGCCACGTCGTAATCGTAACGCCCTCGCTGCCTTCGGGTGGCGGGGGCATTTTCAAAACGAATGGTCGAGAGGCGCACATGATCAACGTAACCCACCCGAAATATCCGCCGCAATCCATCGAGGAAAAGTGGCTGGAAAAGTACCTGGCGAATGGCTGGACTGTCGTGCAGCCCGAAGAGGGCCAGGACGATCAAGCGGAAGAACCGAGAAAGCCGGGACGGCCGAAGAAGGGCTAAGCCATGGCGACCGCTCAGGAACTGATAACCGGATCGCTCCGGTTGCTCGGCGTCATTGCCGATGGTGAGACGCCCAGCGCCACCATGCTGGCCGATGGCCTTGAGGCATTGAATCAGATGATCGATGCCTGGAACACGGATCGCCTCTGCATCTATGCGACGCAGGACCAGCAATTCACCTGGCCGGCGAATACCCAAAGCCGCACGCTAGGCCCGACCGGGAACTTTGTCGGAAATCGTCCGGTGGCGCTTGAGGAATCCACCTACTACCGGGACGCCGCCATTGAGATGTCGTTCCCGATCAAGTTCATCAGCCAACTGCAATGGGATTCCATCGCCCTGAAGAACCTGACCAACATCTATCCGCAGATGCTGTTCGTCAACATGGATATGCCCGACATAACCATGTACCTCTACCCGATTCCGACCAAGGCACTTGAGTGGCACTTCATTTCGATTGAAGAGCTTGCACAGCCTGCGTCGTTGTCGACATCGCTGACGGCACCGCCCGGCTATCTGCGGGCATTTCGGTTCAACCTGGCTGTCGAGATTGCGCCCGAATACGGCGTGCAGCCGTCGCCGCTGGTGATCAAGACGGCAGCCACATCGCTGAAGTCAGTCAAGCGCCAGAACTTCGACAAGGAAGGCATGGCGATGGACTTCCCGGCTGCCGTGATGGGCAACAAGAAGAAGTCAAACATCTTCATTGGTGGTTATTGGTAATGAGCCAGCCGTTCCGCATTCCTGTCGCCGGTTCGATCAACAACCGCGTCGCAGCCACCAACATCCTCAATGCCGCATCAGGCTATGTCGGCATGGGCATCGTTGGCGTCATGGTGGTTGGGAAAACCACCGACGCATCGGCAAAGGATCAACGGTTCATCAATTGCTTTTCCGAGACGGTGGTGGATGCCGTGACCGGCCAGTCTTCCGTCTATATGGTCAAGCGTCCGGGTTTCTCTGCCAGCATCACATCCGGCTCAGCGGCCATCGGCAATGCCATCCTGATATGGACAGGCTACAGCACAGGCGACAGCGTTATATCGGCCTTTGGTGCCACCAATTCCACCATCTACAACACCACCACGTCGCTCGGCACGATCACCGGCAAAGCCACCGGCATCAGCGAGACGTTCGTTTCATCCACGCCGACGCTTACCATCACCAGCACCGATAACACGGCCTGGTATTACGACGTTCCGACAGGGACGGTAACGAAAATTGCCGACGCCGACTTCCCCGGCAATGCAGGCAGGACGCTTGCCGGCACGTTCGCCCACATGGACGGTTACGCCGTCATCATGGACACCACCGGGACGCTGTGGGCTTCAGACCTGAACAGCGTCACCAGCTGGACGGCCACCAGCTTCGGCTCGGCCAATTCCTATCCCGACCTTGGCGTCGGGTGTGTCCGGCACAGAAACCTGATCATGGCGTTCGGCACAGAGTCTGTCGAATTCTTCCAGAACGCCGGCCTGACGCCATTCCCATTCTCCAAGGTTCCATCGATGACGCAGCGTGTCGGCGCAGTCTCGGCCGATGCTATTGCGCAGATCGCAGACACCACGTTCTGGTGCGGTTCGTCGCCTCAAGGCGGCCTGTCGATATTCCAGTACGACGGCGGCATCGGGCGCATTTCCACACCTGAAATCGATGCCATCCTGATCCTTGCGGGCGCATCGAATATCACGCTGACCACCATCCGCTTCTACGGCCGTTCGTTCGTCATCGTCAAGGCACTGACCACCGCCATGGTGTTTTGTGTCGAGGACAAGATGTGGCACGAATGGTCAAGCTCGACGGCTCCCTGGTACAAGTGTGTCGGCGTGTCCAAGGGCGGAACGATGGTGAATTACTGCATTTCCAACAGCCTGACCACCGGCATCGTCTATTCCATGAATCCGTCTGCGCTGTCATTCAAGGATGCCGGCACGACGTTCACCGCGCTGATGCAGTTGGATTCCATGGACCTTGGAACATCCAATCGCAAGACATGGGAAGAGCTGCGGATCATTGGCGACAAACAGTCGACGACTTCGAACATCGAGCTTTCCTATAGCGATGACGACTACCAGACCTATACCGTGTGGGGCAATCTGGACATGTCGACCAACATGCCGCGGGCGCAGCGTCTTGGCTCAAGCCGCCGCCGTGCCTGGGTACTGAATCATTCGGACGATACGCCGATGCGGATCAGGGCGCTGGAAGGGAAGGCCACCGTTGGAACTTCCTGACAACATCGACCAGTCCGGCTTCGCCTGGCGTGATCTGCTCAGCCAGGACAAGTGGAACGCCTTCACGCCGGTATTCGGATCGCTCACCGTGGTTGGTGGCACGACCTACTCGGGGCGTTACCGGATCATCGGCAAGTCGCTGCAGTTCCAGGTGTCGTTCAAGGCGGCCACGTCAATCGCATCGGTGGCCGGCACAGACTATCTGACCCTTCCGGTGACCGCAAAGGGTCTGGCCGGCATCTGCATCATGAGCAACGACACCACCAATATAGCGGTCGGCAATTGCCACATCGATGTGTCGACCTCGAGGTGCTATCTGCCGACCCAGGTCGCCAGCGGGAATACGTTCCTGTTGTGCGGATCGTATGAGATTTGAAAATCGGTGAATTAAGATGACCTATTACGATGCGCAGGGGAATCCTGTCCAAGTCGGATATGACGAATATGGCACACCATATAACGCGAATACTGGAAGTTTTGAGGTCTACACGACGCCACCGAAGCCTCAACTGACTTCGAGTACGCTGGCAAGTTGGACTCCATCTTCTGGTGGCGACTATTGGAGTACATGGCAGGGCATCAACCCATCTGCGTCGTCTGAATTTGGCTATAACACTGCTTCGCAGAATATTGCCCCTGACGCTTGGGATTACAACCCATACGCCGCGACTAACCCGTTTGCTACCGGCCTGCGGACTTATAACGGTTATGTGCAGCAACAGGACGCAAACGGCAATTGGCAGAATGTTGTCCAATTGATGTCTGCTGATCGTGACTTGACTGAAGCCTATGGAGCTGCCGATCCTCGCGTCACAGATCAATGGTTAGCCGCCCACAAGGGCGACCCGATTGCTGATTACCTCGCTTCGCTTCCTCTTGCAAAACGAATCCAGCTTGTCGGAAACATCGACTACCGCGCAACCAATGGCGACAACACAGCGCAGGCAGGCACGTTCTCGCCTAATCTTTATTGGTCAAATATTGCCAGCACTACCCCGTCGCTTAATACAGCACTTCAACAAATAATCAATCCTAGTTCGATTGCTGCTGATGCAAGCAAATACCAATATGGGACTTCCCCTGCCGCAGAAGATGACGGTGAAGGCGGCCTTTTCAGTGGCGGACTTGGCGATCTTCTGACGCTTGCTGCTCTGGCATATGGCGGCTATGCGCTTGCCCCTGAATTATTTGGTGGTGCTGCTGCAGCAGAATCGATTCCCGTTGCATCTGGCCTTGAGCAAGCAGCCTTAGCAACCGGACTGACCCCAACCGCTGATTACGGCCTGCTGTCGTCCATAGGCTCAGCCATCGACGGCTCGTCAGCGCTTACCGGATCGCAATTGGCCGCTGCGTCTGGTGCAGCTGCAGGAACAACAGGAGGTAGTGGCATGTTTGAAGACCTATTGAGCGGCGCCAGCGACACGCTGTCGAATTCCATCGGCAACATGGGATCGATGAGCACTGGCGACATCGGCAACTACCTTGCAGATCAGGTCGCCAGTGGTGCCATGACGCAGGAGCAGGCCATGCAGGCCATGCAGGCGTATAACCAACTTGGATCTGGTGGCACCTGGCTCGATGCGCTGTCAGGCAGCACGGCCGTTGATCCCTTGCTCAGCTCAGCCTATACCGGCAGCCTGACGCCGAATGCCGTGCTCGACTACCTAGCGAAGAATCCCGGTTCTACCCTGAAGGCGGCCATGGCAGCACTTGGCGGTGGTACGGCGGCTGCAGGGACGGGAAAGACCGGCATTGACTGGCTGGACAAGCTGATTGGTGGCGTCAGCGGCACATCATCCGCCAACAGCGGCCTTGGCTCTCTGCTCGGCACGCTGCTGTCGTCTGGCGTTGGTGCCTACGCAGCCAACAAGCAGGCCGATGCCTACACCGCAGCGGCCGACAAATACGCGGCCATGGGTCAGCCTTACCGCGACAAACTGGCGGCTCTCTATGCAGATCCGTCGTCGTTCCTG